CTGGCCAGCAATCGACCCCGGATAATGCTTCAACATCATACGGGGTCGATTGCTGGCCAGCCTTGGCCTATAGTTTTCCACATAGCTACCAACAGACCCTAGATTGTCACGTCCACAGAATTGCGCAATTTGCGCACTGCAAGCCTGTATCAGCCAATCCAGAGCGTCGTCTTGATTTTCCTCTGTTGGTTTGATATTAAGCCATTCCTTGACATCGGACAATTCACATAAAGGGTCGTTGGCCATGACGAACTACTTTTTACCTTCGAGTTTTCGTACTTCCGAAACGATCACACCACCAAACGCTTCACACACGTGTAGCGCGTGGCGGGCGAACATATGGAAGAGCCCATCATCTTCCGCCGTGTATTCAGTTCCCTCGTGTACGACAGACGTAATATGATTGGGCAACTGTACACGTACGTTCTTACCCTTGCGCAACGCCTCCGCTACTTCAGCCTGTGTTGCGGCCTGCGCCTTGGCATCTGCCTGGGCCTTAGTGTCTTTGCCTTTTGAATCTTCAGCCATACATACCTCGTTTGTTTGAAAAAGGAGGGAGGAGTTATCCGCACTCCTCCCTCAAGGACCCCCGCTTGGGATTACGGTTTAGCCGTTGCCGATGTTAGTGATAACACCGAACGCTGGCGGGAAGAAGTTCTGCAGCACCTCATGGCTGTAAACCCCGTACTCGTACTTGCGAGTCCGGTACGGCCACTCGATCTGGTAGTAGTCTCGCAACGTGCGAACCTGCAACACGTTGGTCACGTTCGACAGCGGGTACGGCAGCGTATCCGTGAAGAACATGATCGTGCCTGCAGGCATGTTGGGATGCAGATGGATTGGAATTTCCTTGGCACCCGACATGCTGAACTTGTTGAGGTAGCTGCGCACCATTGCGCCACCGGCCAACATACCCTGTTCCACGTTGTAAACAAAACGCTGTGCATTGGCGCTCGTAGACGTGAGAATCTTCTTGTAGATGTTCTGTTGTTCCTGCGAGCTAACGAAGATGTCCGTGGGCGACAACTTGTAAACATCCCAGAAGTATTTCAGCGCGGTGTCGATTTCGACGATGCCGCCTTCCGTGTCACTCGTCAACGGGGTACCAGTGCCAGCCGTTCCCGTGGCTTGCTGCACATAGTATCCACCATATGCACTGTTGGCATTCATGGTCAGAAGACCATCGAACTCCAGACTGTTGACACTGTTGTCGCTGGCGGGCAGTGACGCCGCAGTTTGCGTGCCAGTCGCCGTTGCAGTGATGGAAACACTGTTGATCGTTGTGATCGCTCCCAGTACTTCCGCTCCGGCTGCGCCCCAGAACCATGCATAAGCCACGGCTCCAGTCTTCAATGCAACAGTTGCACCGATGCTGCCTGTCGGGCCCGTGACGGCGACTGTTGCGTTGGCGGACTTCTGTGCGGACCCACCACCGTAGTTGTCCGTGCTTCCATCGCTGTTAGTACGTGACACAGCGGCTTGAATGCCGCCAGCCACACTACCAGTACGGAACCCGTCGAACGTCAGTGCAACGCAGATAACGCTGTACGTGGCCGTTGCCAGCGAACCTCCCGAGGTGCTGGCAGCCAGTGACGGCGTACCAGTGGTACCAAGAGCCAGCGAATTATCGCCGCCGAGGATCATCTTCTCCTCTTCGATCATCAGTGCATACAGCAGATTACGCGCACTGATTGCCTTGACGTCATCGAACGAACGCGCGGCAAGATCCGCACCGAACGTAACGAAGTCCTCAAGACCAATCTGTTTGTATGCTGCCGTGTAGTCCTGAGTGCTGGTTGTTACAACCGCAGAACGGTTACCATCCGAAACACCAGCGACAATGTTGTTGACGTTGATGCCGGTGATCGCACGCCAGTTGGCCTGTGTGCCTCCCGGTGCACCAACACGTGGGATGCGATTCCGCAACGGCGTAATGACCGGAAACAGCGATTTGGCGCCGATTTCCAAATCGTAGTAATTGATGCCAGTCGTCGCGTTCGCTGGCATAGTGAAGCCGGTGTAATTGGCTTTAGCCAGTTCTGCGCGCACCAGCGCCATCAGTTCGTTAGTATCCATGTTGATCTTTAAACCCCGCTAGTACGTGATTGATTAACGACGACCGAACAGCTGGTCGTGGGTCATTGGTTTAGCGTACGCAGCCTTGATGAGCGTTGCCGCGTTGGTATCGTCACTCGTCTTTTCACCAGGAAGCGTCGATGCGGCCACCTTGGTGAGCTTGGTTTCGCCCTCACCGAGACCGTCGGCCTTCGCTGCAGTGCCGTCCTTACCAACGGCAAATAGTGCAGGCTTTTTACCATCGTTGTCCGTCGCCTTCGTAACACCGGTCTCCACTGCTTTGGTAAGCACTCCTGCGGCAGTTAGTGCGGCCAACACGTTGTCTGTCACTGACTTGGCGATGCGCGACTCCTGTGCGGTCTGTGCATCTTCAGCTTCCTTAGCTTTAGCAGCCTTCCACATTTTTGCAGCTTCCTTTTTGTCGTCGTCCGACATATCGTCATCCTCATCGTCTGACTTTTTCTTCTTACCATTGATACCACGATCTGCACCGTGGCCACCCGCTGGAGGCTCTCCTTGTGCAGCGTTGCTGGATTCTGGTCCGGCTCCAGCCGTTCCGTTGGTTACAGTTGCGCCACGCTTGGAGCCTTCGCTCTGAATGGCGTCTTTCTTAACCTCTTCATCAGCCATGTTGGTTACCTCGTTAGCTTTGTCCACCTGCCCGCTAACCTCGTCTTTCTGCATTGACGAGCAGGCAGCACCTAACTTACAGACCGTATCATGTACGGACTGAAGCATTGCGAGATCCGAAGCACTGTTGCGAGCACCTCGTTTCTCTAAAATCGTTACGACGGCTTTGTGCACGTCTTCGTCTGTTGGTTCATCCATCTTGGTCTTCTTGGGCTTCTTAGCCCCCTCCTGATCATAAGCGTTGATGCCACTGGTGGCGGATGTTGGTTGCAGAAATTCCTTTACAACTTCATGCACGGCACCAGCCAGCATTGCAACCTCTGTCGCTGCCGACTTAAACATTTTCGGCACAACAGTTCCGTCCTTCTTTTGTATATCGAAGAACTTGGCTGTTGGGATGCAGGGTCTATCTACCAGACTAACTTCACTGGGGTCGGCAGTATAACGAGTTACGTTTTTGCCAGACATAACATCAGGCCACTTACGCTGGTAGGTTCCGCCCATGCTGAACCCTGTGTATACTCCCTCCAGCACTTTGTCCCATTCGTTATTGTCGACCACCTTAGCAGTGACATCGATGGCTTTCTCTGCATCGGTAAATCTCATGTCCGTGAGCTTACCTGCTGCAATGTTGCTGTGCATGCCGCGCACATTGCCTAGAGACTTGCCACCACTATCCGCCATGATCTGTGAAGACCATCGCTGGAAGTTGGCTTTACTGCTGTTGTAATCAAACACTTCGTCGGCGTGATCTACTACTTCGTGCGCAATACGCCCGTAGACGAGGCGTTTTTCCTCGTCGACTTTAGTAATAGGCACGAATACGTTGGCGTTACTCATAACTTGATACCTGATATTATACTAAGTTGATTCGTTACCCATCTGCGGTTTCGCAGGCCGCGTAGTATCGCCATTGCGTAACCACTCTTTAAACTGTTCCATGGTCATACGTGTTATGTTGCCTAGCCCTTTCCATCCAGGTTGATACTGTTCCAAGTACGCACTACGTGCACGAATTTCGTCGGGCCAACCAACCAAACACTTATGTTCGTCGAACTTGCCATCGATATATTGATCCACAACCCATACGGGGCCGCCATAGCCATCATCCATGCCAACACACACGAGGCAATCAACGTGATCACCGTCGGCACCCTCGGTTCGTCGGATATATCCGTAGTGGTGAGTAAGCTGACTAACCCAGGATGTACCATCAGGGGCGACTCCACGACGAACGGACTGGGCAGGGTTCTCGATGGTAATATCAAGTCCGCTAACATTGATGTGTCCCATCCTGTAGTTGCCTGCGCTTATCTGCGCGGTGCTCGGTTGGTTTCGTAAGTTAAGACTGGACGTTGCCGCTTCGTGTGCTGGCGCATCGACCTGAGCTTTCGCCACCTTGCTGGCTTCTGCCTCTTCATCACTTTCATCGTCCGACATGTCATCCAACAAATCTTCGGCATCGGGGTCATCAGCATACACGGCTTCGAAATCACATTGGCAGTTAGGATGACTAGGAGGCCACATGTCCCCACTGGCCCAAGCGTCATCAAATGGTATAACATCTTCATCGGCGTTTTCGTTACACTCATCATCGAAGTTATGATCGTCGCTTAACAGCCAACGTTTCCCAACAGCTCCGGCTTCACGACTCGCCTTGGTATGGCCCGCGACGTCCGCAAATGCAAGTTCCGTACGCGCAATCGTAGCTGCTCGTTCTTCAGAGAATGCATAGCTATCCATGAGAGTTTTCGCAAACTCCGCATTCGTTTGACCGTCCTCGATCGCCTGTGCAAGCGAACTGCGTAGCATGTCGCGTGTACTATCCGAAATGTCAGTGACCAACTCCGCCCCGCGCTCTTCGGCGTAGTCTCGCGCGTCTTTACTGAATATATCGAACGATATGTTCGCGCCACTTGCATCCCACTCCACACGTGCCGCATCTTCAAACTGTCGTGTTAGATCATCAGCAACTGCATCGTCGACGTCAGTCCAATCAGCAGAGTCCACAGCTTCGTCGACAATACTTTTCTTGCGCTTAGCTTTTCCAAGTGTTGCACCGTGCTCGACATGCTTACTGATCTGTAGACCTATCTTCTGCAGTGTGCCCAACACGCTTCGCTGTAATGTATTGACGTGAGGAGCGATACGTCTTGCCAGTGGGGTTTCCGTACCACGCTGCTTTGCGAAATTTCTGGGAACGCGCGCTCCCACCTCCTTTGCCACCGTTGGGCTTACCAAGAGTTGGTTTCTGCCCTGGCTTTTTCGGTTGTCCAGGTTTTGGCGGCCCACCGGGTTTATCCACGCTCATAGGATCAGGTGGTGTTGGATTCATCATTTCAAATGCTTCACCACTAACGAACTTCTCCACAGGGATCGGGCCTTTAGCTGTCCATATCATCGGAGGAACGCCAAGCTTCTCCATTCCCATGCGATCACGTACGTCGTCAATGCTCCAAACACCATGCTCTACATATCCAACATCGATAACCTGTTGCTGAGCTGCATCTTGCTCTTCGTCCATGTTCCACATGAACTCAACACCGTCCAACTTTAGACACTGTTTGATGATCTGATCAAACATGTCCTTTAGATAGTCGAGCAGTGGTTGCAAGCCTTCCTCGCGCGCGGCGGTCTGTGCTGTTTCAGCTGTAGCACGATTGACCTGTTTAACGAAAGGTGTTGGACTAACACTAAAAGCGTAGCAAATGATACGAATCAACCATTCGTCAAACTCACTCTTTAATAGCGCTTCCGAATCTTTCAGCTGCAATATTTTACTGGCGTCGTTAGGCACAAACATCATCTGTCTACGTGCGCCAGTATCGCCCTCAAACATCGCATTCCACCCCGATTGAAACGAGGCAATTTGTTCAGGAGTCCATGTATCAGGCACGCCAGCTATAGCTTCCGGAATATTACCTTGTGTGAAGAACTGTAGTTGGCTGATTTCACGCCGCAGTCCGATGTTAACAGTCATCAACACCTGTTCTACAGGACTGTTGCCGTACACCGTGTTACTGCGCGGATTACGCATGAAGTACATCAGCTCATCTTTCTTATAGTCCGATGTCGGCACACCGTGCAGTATCTGTCGATACGCAGGCAATGGCGGTTCAGGTGTTCGACCCGACTCATCAATAAACTTCATAATCGTAGCAGGGTCCACAGACTCTAATCGTTGTAACGTACTTCCTTTGTACACCGGCCAGAATACGTTGGCATCCAATACGAAATTATCATCCAATACTTTACGCAACCATGTATGCCAAGTTAATCGGCCATCAGGCATCTTAAAGAATGCTCGTGCCTGATCTATCTTGGCTTCCAATTCTTTTTCCGGAACCTTCTTTTCCGTCGATTCTTCGGTTGCAACGATAGCCCAATCGAACGCTGCAATCTGATCTTTGCGCGTTTCAATAACCAACTTCAACAGGTCATACCCGTCGGCTAACCTGCGCAGCTCTTCAAAACTAATACCGCTTTCGCGCTTAGGGCGAATATCGATATTGAAGCCAGGACGATAATCGAACGCGCGGCCTGCTGTCTGCGGGGCTTGTCCAGCGATTGGCGTCTGTGGCGAAAACCACCCACTGCTAGTACCGAAACCGTAGTTCATTACCTGCGTCATTCGCTTAAACCACGACAGGTTGCTATTGAGATCTTTAGCTGCCATGTTATTTCCTACGGCGTCCCAACACGCCGAACTAAGGAGTAAGTTGTATCGTCGTAACGAGTGCTTCCACCTGGGATGCTAACTTGAAACAACACTTGTCTTCGTTCACGTAGACGACTAAGACTGTTCATAACATTCTGTGCGCTGGTTATAGTCACTCGTACTTCCTGCGCAGGCGTAAGTGGTGTCCATGCCAACACCGGCACATTGTTAGTCAGATCATCAATACGATACTGCAGTGCGCTTGGGATGTACGGATTACCATCTGCATCGTTGAACGTTATATCCGCATAGCATTCACTGCCGTCATTGACACTTTGTTCTGCCTGCGGAACGTTTGTATTACCAGTGCACGCCATGTTAGTTTCCACCTATGATTCGTATGCTATCGCCGCTCTGATCCTGTAGTATCTTAACCTTGTCCTGCGCCTGCAGAATACATATGACGGACTTGGCCGCATCGATTATCAGGTTGTTAATATTGTACCAATCACAGTCATCATCGATCTGCAGCCATTCCTCAAGATAACTCGCGTCATCGCCAAAGTGTTGTATCGGGCTAGGTGGAATGCTTGCGCCCAACTGGGCGTCTAGCCACCACTGCCAATCATCTTCGCAGTCTTCGTACCAATCTGTTGGATCTTCAATGACTGATGGTAAAGGTAGAGCCGTAACAGGCGCATCCAACCACCATTCCCAATCATCGCCAACATCATCGTCGTGCGCCCACGCATCTTCTAACACTGTAACCAGTGGCGCAGGCGGAGTCGTTATAGGCGTGTCGTCTATGAACTCATCATCAACGCCTTCGTCAAACAGTGCGAAGTCATCGAACTGTTGACTATAAACCAACACGCTATCGCCAATGTTGTCATCGACCAGCCAGTCATCATTTACGTCTTCATCCCACGACCAAGCATCATCGGCAATTACTGGCGCACTGACAATGTTGTCTTCGACAAACCATTCGTCGTCTATCCAATCATCGTGTGGCCATGCGTCTTCAGGAGTTAGTCCTTGAAATACGCTGGGCGCTATTACTTCGTCAGTCCACCAATCGTCTTCTGCAAAGTCATCATGCGACCATGCGTCTTCAATGTACGCGGACAACGGTACGAACACTGTGGGCTGCTGTATTTCATCAAGACCAACATCCCAATCATCACTGGTATCATCGTCCCAGGTCCAACCGTCTTCTATTACACTGACAAGTTGTATAGCAGATGAACCGATACTTGTATCATCAGTCCACCAATCGTCTTCTGCAAAGTCGTCAGGCTGCCACGCATCTTCACTGACATATGATTGGAAACCCGTGGACAACGTGTTGTCGTCGTACCATTCGTCTTCTGCATAGTCATCATGTGGCCACGCATCGTCAACGTACTGAGATGCAGGAGTAGCATCGGGCCCAATGTTAGTATCGTCTGGCCAATCATCTTCTACGCTATCATCGTGGGGCCATGCATCGTCTGCGGGCTGCGGCTGATTTTCGTTGATGAAGGTATCGAGTACGTACCATTCATCATCGATGTAGTCATCTGCATCGAACAGTGTGTCTTCGTACGGCTGCGCGATAATGGCATTGCCGCCGATGTTTTCATCTACCCACCACTCGTCCTCGGCATAGTCATCGTGCGACCACGGATCTTCCAACGTGGTTGGCAGTGGCCCGTTAGAACCAACAACATCATCGACTATCCAATCGTCTTCGATAGATTCATCGAATGCGATGTCATCTTGCACGCTGTACGGCTGTTGCGCATTACTAGCGCCAATGAGCGCATCGTCCGGCCACCACTCATCGTCAACAGATTCTTCTAGCCATTCATCGCTAGCGTTAAGTTCCGAGTCGCTGTTACTAAAGTGGTCAGCGAAGAAGTCTTCAAATTCATCATCGTTGATAAACTCAAGACCGGACTCGTTGTATATCTGTGCTACTGGTGGAATAGCGTAACGAATACCAACGTACTCGTCGGCAAACGATTCCCACTGGTCCTCAGCAAAGTCATCATGTGGCCATGCATCCTCCTGTATAGGAACGATGCTGTCCGACTGCATGTACGAGTTAGGGATGAACTGAACTTCGATTTCAGGATCGAAGAAATCCCACTCGTCAGATACAGCTTGTCTTGGACTAACTGCTACACTGGCAACGACAGTGCCTGGATCCAGTGTTTGCCAATCAAAATCTTCTATGTCACTTTCGACCTGCCACGGGTCGTCGACAGGGAATGCTGACGACCCAACGACGCTAGCGCCGATAGGCTCGTTAAGTGTCAGCCATTCAAAGTCTTCGATACTGTCTTCGAACTGCCACGGATCTTCAGGCGTCATTGGCGCTGCGCCAGTTCCCGCCTCACTAAAGCTAACAATACCAACGATACCTTCCGTCGTATTACCAGACTCGGTAAACGACGCAGTAAGGCCAGTCTGTACGGAAGATACAACTTCCGCAGCTATACAGCCAGTAGTAAAGTTAGAAGCAGACCCGTCGTTAACATCGGCCTTAATAGCGAACGATCCACCACTTACCGCGTGCGTGGCAGGGTTGGACGCAGACTCTCCAGCTAGTAGCGCAACTATCGCCGTGGCTGCAGCTACAGTCGTTATCGTGTTAGTGAATGGTGAAGCACTGTCTGTAACGATAGATCCACTGTTGTCTATCGCTAGTCCAAGACCTGAGGTCGTTATCTCCTGTGCGAAGATCGACGCGTCAGCAAATCCTGGTTGCGTGCCTGTGAATGTATGGCTGCTACCGCCAGCTCCGTTTAGACAATACCAAACAGATGCCCACAGGCTACTGAAACTATAGTTTACCGTTGACCCAAGTTGGGTCCACGTGTTGCCTTTGCTGTCTGATACACCAGAGGGCGCACCGCCCTTGGATATAAACAGTAGGACGAAACCTGAGCCGGATGTTTGAGTAGTTACCGCATTCGTTGTGACAGTAACATTATTACCAGCGATGTGGCCTTTCGCATTTACGCCAAGTGCAAGAGTCATGTCAACACCGGCGGAGCGTTAGGTTGCACAGTGTTGAGTAGAATACTGCGAATGTATTCTGCAGCTTCTACAAACATGCTAGCGCCTACGCGCGATGATAATACGATTCGTACATGCGTCGGTCTAACTGGTGCGCTCTGTGTGGCACACAGCAGCCAATCATCTAATTCACAGCATTCTTCCATCTTAATATCCTACGGCAGGAAGAGTATGTTATCTACGTACCATATCGGCGATGTATCTCCTGTAGTGTCCTGCAGAAAGAATTTGTAGAATGCTGTCTGCACCGCTGGTGAACCGCTTGTCCAGTCAGTCAGTATATCTACCAGTGGAATCTTGTACGTTGACCATACACCATTACTAGGAGTGTTATAGCTGCTCATCTGTACAACGAGCTGACCTCCACCCTGCGCCTGTATATTAACATCGCCCACACGCAAGCTTCCAAGCTGCCACGTCTGTCCAGTGCGCGTTGGTTTAACATCTAGCTGTAAATAGTTGAACGCCTGAATCCCCATGTTCCATTCAGTGGTCAACTTACCTGCGTGCGGCTGGAAACCTGGGAATGCTGTGCCTGACCCCGTGCAGGATATATCCGCTGTACCGCCCTGCGGAGCACCGTTCGTATCGTTGTAGTTAACTATCAACCCAGCAAACGAATAGTCCCCACTCCAGTTAAACGTGCCATTCTTGTACACAGTGAATGACTGTGAACCGGACAATCCGCTCTTATTGCCTTGTACATCTACAGCTTTGACTTGATACAGATACTTCGTATTGTTATAGAATATGGGTCCGCTGCCTGCCGTACCGCTAACGCAGTTAGTCGCAGCAGTATCACTGTAGAACGGAGTAGCATCTGGGGTCGTCGCATATAACGCACTGTTGCGCCATACTTCATAGTGATCGATGGCAAACGATGTTAGTGCCGGAGCAGTCCAGGAGATGTCTGTGCGATTGGGGTTCTGGGGAGTTGGCGCATTGCCTTGATTAGCACCCGCACTATCTTCACCCTGCAACACCATCTGCAGATTACTCGGTATTCCTGGCGCAACCCCACTCGTACGCCCGCGCCCACCGCTGTACGTTATTATGTGCATGCTACATCCACAAGTCCGAGCCCATACTGTACTGTGTGCTTCCGCCACCGCCGCCAGTCGAATCTAACAGTGCAATCATAAACGACTGATAATGATCGTTAGGTGTAGTCTGCGCACTGAATTGCGCGCCGCGTGTACCGGGATTAGACAAATTCTGATGTTGCTGACGCATTATAGGCGAGGACAGATCCCACAACCATCCCGTACCGTCATCGGTTGCAGACGTGTCAGCCAACGGATTGAACGTTCCACTGCCTGAATCGTTGTCATTAATACCGAAACTGATGATAATCACCGGGTTCGTACCAAGCGTATCCGTCCCTGTTTGAATATTGTTAGTGCCTGGAGCCAGTGAACTCTGTATCGCTGCGGCACTACCAACTAACGAAGATGCAGATACTCCGGTGACTTCCTGCATACGAATGGCGTTATAGTCATCGAAATTACTGACCTGCACATCTACGTATCCACCAACTGTGTACACCTGTCCAGAGGATGATGCTATGGTGGAACCGAACGTCAGCGTTGTCGCGGTGTTAGATGTAACTGTGCTCGTAGCCCCATTACTATTGTTTATGAACGTCGCACCGACCCATTGGTTGGTGGTCCAGCTTTTTGAACTATCCACTAATGTAGTACTGCTGCCTCCAGTGGACGTACCGTAATCTCCTGCAGGAATAGAAGCCGCATTTTGTTTACAGTATAGCCCTGTATCCAGCCCGCCAACACCCGAAGACAAATGTTTTACGGATGTATACGGCGTTCCAAGAGCGTTGGAATCTGAAACTCCTGTAACAGTGTTACCAACCTGATTGGCTATGCACGCCAGCACAACGATCGTACTTCCAGCGAGCGTTGCAAGTGGAAACGCGCATGGAAAATGCGACGGTGTACCGGCTATCCCACCGATATTACTAGGCGTTGGATCAAACGTAGCTGTTTGTCGTATGGAGGATGTCATCGCACCACGCCACTCCTAACAAAAACAGCGCGGAGGCCGAAGCCTCCACGCCGCAAACCAACACGTTGTCGATTACAGCTCTGCGATCTGCAGACGAATCGATGTGTTGCCCGTTCCCGTGATCGACCGCACACTGATCGTTCCGGC